AACTTGTGCGTCCGTATTGAACCCGACGCGCCAGCCGGTGGTGCCGGTACCAGTCCACTTCTCGTAGGTTTGCCCTGATCCCGTATCAAAGAAGGTCGAGCACACTGGCGCGGTGACCACGCCCTCGGGCGTCCCGCTGCCGCTCATAATCAAACATTGGCCCGTGACCAGCCTGAACCGATCCGCTTCGACGGTCCGATCCTGCGAACTGGCTACCGATGAAATAGCCAGCAACATCGCTGCGATCAGTAATCTATTCAACATAAGCCCCTACCGCTTGCACGTCCACGCGAGCCACTGATGGCAGAACCTCCAACCGGTACAGCTTGGTACCGGCCGTCAGAGTAGCCGCAAACGAAATAAACTCCAACGATGGGTTGGTGATGGCCGCACTAGTCCCGGCCGTAGTGCTATCGGAAACATTTTGAAGCCGGGCGGTGATCGACCCGGATTTGGCTCGCACCTGTGCGCATACCACAGCCGAGGTTGATCCGCGAGTCACGGTGTCCATCTGGGCGACATACTCGCTGATCGGTACCCAGGTTGGGGCGCTGCTGCTCACCCAGTCATCCACATTACCGCCAAGCGGGTATGCGTAGCGTCGATTGGTTGATCCGCCGCCGCCGCCACCAAAACCGCCAACGGATGAAAGTGGACCGCCGCCCGAGCGATAAAACTGTTGCCAGCCGGGGTGATAGATGGAGCCCTCGATCGCGCTTACCCGGCTGACCCAACCCGCTCCGTCATGGGAAGTGTTGACATCGGTGATCAGGAACGTATTATTAATGTTGCGCTGTGGCACGGTAATCGTCTGAATCATCCCGGGGATTAGCTGGCCAACGTGCCGTGTACTATATTCTACCCTCTTCAACGTGATTAATAGCTGGGCCAGATAACCGGCCGACAGAGAGTCGGCCTGAGCCTGGGTAGTGGTATCGGGGGCCGACACCACGGCCTCCACGATACGGCCGACCGATGCCTGCGCGGTGGTATCCTCCGACATTGAGGTCAGCGTGCCGGTATCCACAATCACCCGATTGGCGTACTCGGTTCGCGTGGGCGAAACCGACAGGTCACCCTCCCATGTGGTGGGGGGCATCGTGATGTTGAACGGGGCGGCCAGCGTGCCCGGTTGGAACATGTACAGTACTTTAGTCGGGCTGATGTCCCAGACCCAGCCTTCGGCCGCCGTCGATATTTCGGACAGGATCGTGTCGATCCGGACGTAACGATATGAGACGGCTGGCAGCACGATGCCGTCCGCCTGCGACCCATGGATGGTTACACCCGCCGCGCCAAGGTAGTTGGCAATGATTACCCCCAGCCGCTGTTTGATGGTCTGGCTGGGGAAATCTTCCAATGCATACCGTTCACTGGCCAACTGGTTGTAGTCGGTCGCGTCGATGTGGTTTTGGATGCCGGATGGAGCAGTACCGGCCAACCCGTCCTCTCTGATGCCGGTGATGATACCGCCGAACCATGTATCGCTACCGATCGCCACCTCGACCGACTGGTCCAGCGACGACCGATAGGTAGAGTCCACCGATGGAACAGTGACCTGTACTGTGTCATGTCCATTGGCGGTCTGGGAGATATGCAACGACGACTGTATTGTCGTCGTACGACTGGTTCCGTTTACGGTTACTGTAACGGCCATTAGTTCAACCTATACCGTCTACGTACACCCGGAAGGTACGGTGTCACGATTTCAGCCATTTGTCGGCCATCGGCCTGAATGATGATGGTCATGCTGCCAACGTTGGCCGATCTGCTGATGGTGCCCTGATTGATCGATCGCAGTCCACCTTCACCGATCCGGTCCATACCGGCTGCGGTGACCACGCCCTCGCGCGGGTCCAACATTGCTGCAACAGTGTCGGGCCCCTGTGGACGCCACGATACTGGACCGCCGCGACCAAGGTAACGAACCGGACCACCGTGATATACGCCGGGAGGTGGACCGGGGTCATCGGGACTTTGACCCGGTGGATAGTGCGGCTCGCTAGGCGCACCCGGGCCATTGTGGTCGTCGGGATGGTCTGGAGACAGCGGTGGTGTATGGCCGCCGCCCGGAATGTCCGGAGGTTGAGGGGTACCGGCCGGTTCACCGCTATCGTCGTGGTGCGTGGTGGTGACATCAATATGCGAATTGACGTTCGGCGGGATGCCGTTCAGCCAGTTGACCAGCGCTTCTACCGCCGAAGCAAGTCGCTCGGTGATCTCAGCGGCGCTCTTACCTTTGTCGTGCCAGATGCCCAGCTCCTTGCTCTGGTTAATCATCATCTGGGTGTTGGCATCGAGCGGCACACCCAAGCGCTCGGCTTCATCGGCGGCTGTATGCAGCCAGCCCTGCATCGGCAGCAACGCTTCGCGGGTATCGCCGCCGAGTTCGTGCACCGCACTCTGCAACCGGACGTACATGCCATAGCCCTGACGTTCCTGGGCTTCAAACATGTCGGCGGTTTCAATGCCGAGGTTATCGAAGTTGATGGTAGCCGAGGTGAGGCCATCGAGGCCGCGCAACAATGTGCCCTGGGTCTGCACCAGCTTGTTCTCGATGAACATGGTGCGCGTACCGGCATCCTCGGTCAGGCCCTCAAACTCGAGCTTTAGATCTTCGGCCTTTTTCTTGATGTCGTCCAGCTTGCTACCACTCAACGTACCGGAGTCGATCAGCGCCTGTGCGGCTATAATCTGATTCGCCAGTTCGGTAGCCCGGGCCCCAAAAGCGGTCGGGTCATGTTTTGCTCGCTCAAGGTTCAGCTTGACATAGTCTTCCTGCAGCTTATTGAGGCCATCACTCTCGGAACTGATTGCTTGGGCAAACGAACTGCCGGTGGCCATCTGAGCAGCAACACCGGTCTGAGCCATGCCTGACATGTCAGCCAAGTCAGCGGGGGTAGTAGCTCCGCTAAGCAGCAGTGCATTGATACCAGAAGCCGCACCCGAAGTCTGACCTTTTTGCCAGTCCTTGATGGCCTGCGAACTCATGCCAGCGTCTTCGGCATCATTGATGATGCGGCGCAATCCATCCGAGATCCGCCCCAGATCATCAGTGTTATCGGCCACCAGCGCCTGAAAGTTCTGGTTAAGGATGCGGACGCCTTCGGCTGCGGTCAACGCTCCGTCGTGTACGAAGTGGAACACTTCGTCAAGTCGAGCCGTGAAGGCTTCAACGTTGGACTCGTCAATCCCACCAGCCGCCTCAATCACGCTGCCGAACTGGCGCAGCACCTGAGCCCGTATCGGAGTGCGGAGATTGTGGGCGTTGTCGGAAATGCTCTTGGCCAGTTCCTCGCTGATGTTAACACCAAGATCGTGACCAAGCGCCTCGCCCAGCTGCTGCCATTCCGGTGGATGGGTCGCCCGATACCAGTAGATGGCACCGATCACAGCCGCGCCGATACCCATCGTGGTGGCACCGACCGCGATGCCAGCCCCAATGCTACCAGCCGCGATGCCAGCCGAAACGCCGGTTCCGGCCGCCGACATTCCCATCTGAGCGAACTGGTGACCGGCAGTGCCGCCGCCCGATGCGATTTCCAGACCTGATATCGCACCTTGAGCACCGGCCAAGGTAGCAACGTGCCCGTCGTAATTGTCGCCGCCGTTGATCTGGGACCTGTCAGACAGGTACTTGTTCATCGACGTCGCAATCTTCTGCGACAGCTTGGCGCCGATCGATTCGAGTGCCTGTGAGATGCCACCGCTGACGAACGCACGCTCGATCGTGGCACCGAAATCGAGGGCACCAAGTGCCCGCTGCAATCGCTGCTCGATGGCCAATTGAGGATTGGCTCTGGTGCCGGTCATGGTACCGGTTCCACCTTGTTCGGTGGTGAGCCCCGGCAATGTTCCATCCGAGTTGAGGCCGGGATCGATACCGAGGTCGATCATGTGCTGGCGCAGTGCTGCCAGCATCGACATCCCGGCAAATTGCTTATCAATGGCCTGCTGGTTGGACACCTCCATCGCTCTCGTACGATTGATGACCAGTTCGGAGTAAGCTACCTCCGATGCTGTACGCCGCTGGTTGGCGGCGTTGTAGATGGCCTCCCACTCATTCCAGTAATTTTTGTTGTGGTCGATGCTGTTATTCAGTACCTTGAGTTCGCGGTCCTCCCAGGTATCGATGGCGTCCAGCCTAGCTTGGTGCTCGTTGCCCGATGCCTTATCGATGTTTGCGTAGTAGTCATCCCACAATATCGCTGTGCGTGCGATACTGGCCTGGGTGGCATCCAGATCCTTCTGTTGGTCGGCAGCTGCCTTAGTGGTGTCCTTGTTCCACTCCTTCACCAAGTCCATGTATTGTCTGAACGCAGTGGACCCAATGTCCATTTTGCCCGCGTTGTCAGCGGTCAATATGTTCATTGCCCGCAACGTTTCCAGGAACGCCCACTGCTCGCCGTTCAGGGTGGATAGGTCATTGCTCGATTGCTTGATGATGAAGTCCCAACCACGCATCGTGTTGGTGTTGGACTCAATGTTGCCACCCTGATATCCGGTTTCATACGGTCCGGTAAGGCTGACACCGCCTTGCTGGCCGGTGGCGTATGGACCTACAAATCGTGGGGCTGGCGGATTCTTGTAGGTTGATTCACCTACCGCCAGTGCCCCCAGCAGTGCTCCAGGAAGGTTACCAATCAACCCCTGACTGGATACACCATACCCAGTGCCCCGCAGCAATGACTGAATGAAATAGCCAGCACCATCGCTTTTCATTGGCTGAGACAGGATCGCCAGGAATTCGATCATGTCCCGACCGGCGTTATAGATGTCGGTACCAAGACCCTTGAACGCTCTACCGGTGTCGGCCAGAATGTGGATGCCCTCGTCTGACATCACACTATGGGTCTGTTTGGCCTGAATCTCCAGTTGAGCGTAGTTCTGAATCAGCGGGATAACGGCATCGGTGCCGAACAATTTAACTGCGAGCGATGCCAGTTCTGTCTTGTCGGTGACGCGAGATAGTGCTGTGGCAACCGCGCTGAACCGCTCGTCGGGGTTCATGCCCAGCAGCTGACCCACCGACAGGTTGATGTTCTGTAGTGCATCTACGGTCGATGACTTGGACTCACCCAGTGCTTTATCCAGGTGATTGACTGCGGCGGTGACGGTATTGAACGGAACCTCGGTGGCGTTGGCGGCAAACTGCAAAGTCTGCAGTTTGCCGATCGACAGGTCGGTCTGCTCTGACAGCCTTACCAGCGCCTCTGCGTTCTTGATTGTACTCTCAGCGAACTCATAGGCGCCGCGCACCACCCACAGTACGGCCATCCGTTCGGCCATCCGGATTACCAGTCGCTCGAATTGGCCCAAGTAGTCCGCGTTCTTCTGTACCGCCTCGCTTTGTTCTGTTAGCTTCTTGGTTGACTCGGCAGTGGACTTGGTCATGTTGTCCGTTGCCTGAGCCGCCTTGGTATACTTATCCGGCGTCTGCAGCATCAGACCGGTCAGCTTCTCCAGTCTGTCAGTAGTGGTGTAAAGCTCAGCGTTGAGCTTATTAAAGGCTGGGCCAGCCGCAGTACCGAGAGCCTCGATCTCCTTCTTCAGTAGGAGTACTTTTTCAGCGGCAGAGATCACCGCTGGCGACATCGCATCACGTACTTGGAGAATGGCTTCTACGGCCCCGATATTAACTGCCATTACGGATAGCCTCTAATCTTTCTTGTTCCTCATTGATCATCTCGATCACTTCAAGGCGGTGATCTTCTGGACATTCATTGAGGTCAGACCAGCTCCAGCCCATCCACTTCATGATTACGATGTCGGTTCGGATGACCCTTCGGCGGGGGGAGTCTGGGTCTTCGTCTTCTCCTCCCGCTCCGTCTTTTTTGCCTGAGCAGTCTCCACGATGTGCTTGAGGATCAGCTTGTTGATCTCGTCAAACGTGTCGAAGTCGAGAGCCTTCAACGCGTCGAGGCTCAGCTTGATCTCCTTGCCGTCCTTGTCTACCAGATTCCAGTTGACCAGGAAGATGATGTCGCGCTCGAAATCGTGGGACGCCCAGTCAATTAACTGGAACACCCGGCCATCTACCATCTGGGCCTTGAGCCCCGCCGACTCGATGCGCCGCTGGTCACCGGCACTGAGGGATTTCTTGACTTCAATCCAGTCGTCGCTATCTTCCAGTGGAAGTCGGACGACGTCTACTGCGTAGAATCTGTTGCGCTTCACCATGTCCATGCCTGTCTCCTGTCTAGAAGGTTACCATCGCAACCGGGTTGCCCACTGCCCGGATGTCTACCGACCGATCGCCATACTCTACCTCGATATCGGACCATACCCACCACGCTTGCCCCATCCACAGCCCCAGCTGCTGCGGCGACTGGGTGTGCCAGAACTGGTCGATCTTACCAATCTTGGCCCGGATATCAGCGTAGACGGCCCCGATTGTACTCTGATCCAGTTCGAGGTTCCAGGAGCCCAACGTCACAGCATCCTGGAACCCCACTTTTAACTTACCCTGGTTGCCAGTGGCTCTCACTGGTCAACCCTGGTTAGTTGTAGCCCAATGTGCCGTCGCCCGTGGCCTTGAAGCTGCTGGACGCCTTGGCCGACGTGCTGCCCGATGCGACCTTGGTCAGCTGGACCCAGACCGTGCCGTAGTAGTAGCGGCCGGTGGTGCTGAGATCCGGGTACAGGTAGAACTTTTCCGGGACCGAACTCAGCGACGCCAGCCACAGCTGGGTTGACGACGTGTCGAAGTTGCCGTTGAACGACGCTGAATAGCCGAACATGCCCTTCACGTACTGCTTCCAGGTGAGGTTCAGCGGCGACACGTCAACGATCGCCATGTCAAAATCGAGTGACCAGTCGATCTGCTCACCGATGTTGATGGCGGCTGCCCCGGCCGCGCCGAGGTAGATAACCGCGTTTTTACCGTGAATGTGTGACACTTCTCATTCTCCTTTATTTGGCTACCAATATTCCCACACTCGCATCCCGGTTTCCCCCGGTGAGCACGGCAATCATGTCGGCCGCACGACGGTCAAACGTCTCGTTCTTTACACGCTCCATTGCCAGACTGGCGAGGTGCGCCCGGGCTTCCGGATAATTGAGGTAATACCGCACCAGTTGGCCAAGTTCAGCCGGATTACGGAACGTCGGTATGCTGTCACCGAATAACTCCACCAGATCCGGCCGTGAATCCGACAGCTGGAACGCCCCACACGCCGCCAACTCATAGGTGCGCGGGTTAGGGGTCTGCGCTATCAGACTCGACCGGTGGAAGTTCAAGCAGATCTTGGCGCTACTGTACATCTCCACTGCGTGCTCATTGTTGACCACCAGCGGCCGATAGTACTTGTAGATCGGGCTGTCCGGACTGTCGCCCAGACGTGGCCAGACGCCGAAGATCTGCAGGTCGATGCCCGACCAGTCCACTGCTTCAAGGAACATCTGGCGCTCAACCCAGCCAGTGCCAATAATCAACACGTCACTGGCAAGCTCCGGGTTATGCGGCAGCGGCTTGTGCACAGCCACGTCGAATGCTGGCGGCAGCAGGTGCCAGTCATCAAACTTGCTGGCCGAGAACCGGTCATTGGTGAACACCGTAATGTTAGGGCTAGAGCCCAGCGACGACATCTTGGCTGCGCTGGTCCATTCGGCCTGTGGCTCGTCGTCGTACGGCGACTCGGTCAGCACCACCGCAATCGGCACACCAATCTTGCCCAGCAACCACAACGCCACCGGGTGGACGTTGAGGCCGGAGATGATCACCACCACATCGACATTGCGGGTCATCGCCTCGACCACGATCGTTTCGGACGCAAACCGGGCCAGCACTTCCACATTCGACGACACTTCCGGCGGTAGCGCCCGGAAGTGATATGACATCCGGCGTTGCATGTCGTAGTCCGCGACCTCATGGCCCTGGTTGATCAGGGCACTACGGTAGCCGCGAGCCACGTCCGAGATCGACATACTGACTGCAGCGTTGACGAACAGGATCTTCACTTGGCATCCTTTTTCGCTGGCTCAGCCTTGTCCGGCTTGGGCGACGGCGCCGCTGGTGCCGACCGGCAGTACTCGCAGTTGCCCCATTCGTCTACATCGGACGCCATTACCGACCGATGACAGGTATTGCAGGTTGTATAGTCGTTTGCCATGCTGCCCCCTAACTGGTGCTCGGGTCTTTCCATACCCGAAAGTTTACCCGGAACGAATTACGAAAGTTGGCGTCTGGGCTGATCATGAATGGCGACTGCAACGCCATGATGGCGTGGTATCGCACCCCCAGTATCGTCGTCTCCCCCATCTTCACAAACGAATCGACCAGCTGGTTGGCCTTCAGTCGCGGCTCGTCGTACTGGTACGGTTCGCCGCGCACCACCGCTTGCACCATGATCACTTCCATGTTGACCGTCGGCTTGCCCAGCACCATCTCAACCGGCAGGCTGGCGTACTCATGCAGGCAGGTCATGGTGTCCGGATCACCGGGCTCGATGCCATAAAACAGGTCAACCCCGGCAGTGCCGTAGCCGTCCGCAACCAACCAGCTTACAAGCTCAGGTAATACCATTACTGGTCATCCTTGAGAACAAACACTGGTTCCAGGGTAGAGACATGTGCCGATGACGTCAGTATGCTGCCCAGCAGGTCGGACCCCCATACCCTGCTGATCGCAGTAGCGACGCGGCCCAGAATCTTGGGTTCCATATCGAGGAACGGCTTCTCCAGATACTTGTTCTGGGGATTAGTAACCACACCAACGTTGGGATGGTTGAAGCTCAGGTTCTCGTGCTGCTCCCACGCATACACGCTGGGATCGACGTCTTTGGTTGCGCCCTCGTTGGTAGCAGCCTTGATCGCGGCCTTGATCGCCTTGCGCGACTGCTTGATTTTCAACTCGGCGCCGAACCACACCCGCATCTCGATTATATCCTTGGCGGACATGGTGGCCTCGTTCCACTCGTCCCACCCGGCCGAATCCTGCAGGTCACCATATTCGTACGGTACATAGTTGGTACGGGAGTCAACGATTATGTCCCGGCAGATGTTCTGCAATTCCGACCCGGCCGCATCGATGGCATATTTGGGCAGGTCCTTCAGGTTATCAATTAGCGACTGTAGCCCATTCAGCTGGATGTTAACAGCCGCGTTGAATCCGCCGCTCTGGTAATCGACTGTTGGCGCCCGCTTCTTCATCTCCTTTGCCAGCGCGTCCTTGTCGGACTGCTGCATCGGAGCTTTGAATACCGCCATTAGCCGATCTCCAATACGACGTGATGGGTGCCGCTTTCATCAGCAGCGATGTTCACTGCCAGGATCGGCGGCGACGCCGGAACATAGCCGGTCGGCAACGTCAGCTGTGACCGGATGTCGATGATGGTGGTGGTACCGAGATAGACTCGACCACGCGCCATCACCTCCCGACCATCATTGGCCACGATCAACCGGTTCTTCAGTTCGATCCGGGCCACGAAGTTGGTACCATCCGGTTCATAGGTCGGCACCCCTGACACGCTCAAGCCGGTACGCTCCTTGATGTTGACCGATTCCGGCATGAAGTCTTCCCAGTCGCTGACAGCCATTTTATATCACCGAGGTCGGATCGTTTGAACTCGATGGCTGGTCGGGC